CCTGAAATGCTGAATGAAGAGCCAATGCGATTTGCTGTAGTCATCGCACCACCAACCTGAAGCTGAACAGAGCTTTGGATTTTGTGGCTGATGTCGGCTTTTGCTGCTGGGCTAAGAGCCAGCAAGGTGATCAAGGGCAGAAAGCGTTTCATTTTGGTGGCTCCTTTGAATCAATCTTAGACAGCTGCTTTTTTTGCTGACCATTTGATTTGCGCTCAATGCCAAAGGAAGCCATTGACCCGGTAAGCAATGAGGCAACAAAAGTATTGTCCATTTTCATTTCGGGGAAAATCCCTAGATACGAAACAGTTAAAAGTGTTGCGGACCAGAACAACACAGCGCATTTCACAAGGTCGGCAATTGCTATTCCTTCTTTGTCTTGGCTTTCTTGACTTTCTTGCGGTTCTGCCATGATGGGATCAGTGCCAAGGTCGAAGCATGGTTGAAGTTTGGGCCGCTGCAGCTGGTGCGTCAATCACCGTCGCCGGTCTTGGCATTACAGGATTGAAACAACAGAGCCTGCAGGGGCGTGATTCGTTAGTGCGTCTGACGACTGCTGTTGATGGCTTAAGCAGGCAGCTTGACGTGCTACATACCGACATCAAAAGCCGGGATCAAGAGGTCTTTGCAAGGCTCAGTGATTTGGAGCAGGCAGTGGCACGACTGGAAGGCCACGCAAACCGGAATTAGACTTTTTGCAGTTGAGTAATCCCAATGTTCTTGATCCTAAAGCCAGTTTTTTTTAGGTTTTTGCGGTCTGAAAGCTTAAAGCGCTTAGTTGTAGATCTAGTCAAGGCATACGCCAAGCGTTCTGACAACACAGTGGATGACGGCATTGCGGCATTTTTAGAAGCAAATTTATTTCCGCAAGTCGCCCAAAAGTGATCCGCAAACGCGTCATTTTTGCAGTGTTCATTGGGCTGATGTCGGCTTTGGCTGGAATCTTGCTGTCTGCCGCTGGCTTGGTTTATTACACAGGTTTTCTTGATGGCACCAAAGGCTGTGACACGGCAGGATTGGCGCGATGACGCCTCGCCTTGGGAACCTAATGAGCCTTGCGTTGCTCCCCTTTTTTGCCTTTTTCCGCTCTGATAGCCCGCATCAACTTGCAGCAATCAAAGAGCTAGAGGACGCGTTGCCTGAAGAGTTGTTGGCTGAGGACGCAGCATGGTTTGAAGCGTGGAAAGCTAGTGGGATTGCTCAGAAGGCGGTTGTTCCTTATTTCCACCAATTAGATTTTGACCACAAGGGATATAGACGTTGTTTAGACGCATCAGCGGCAATGTTGGCTCTTATGTACGGCAAGGTGAAAACCGCAGAAGAGTATGGGGAGGTGCGCAAAAGATTTGGCGACACCACCGACGTGTTAGCCCAAGTGAGGACACTAAGAGAGCTTGGACTTCACGCCGAGTTCAGAAATGATGCTGATGGAGCATTAGTCGAAGCAGAGATTGCCAGCGGTCGCCCTGTTCTTGTGGGTTGGTTACATAAGGGCAACATGCTTCGGGGCGAACCACCGATGTGTGATTCTCAATCTTGTGGGCATTGGAGTGTAATTGTCGGTTTCGAGGGTACGGAATCAACGGGAGATTCTGCTTATGTGCTTCATGACCCTATGGGCGCACCACGTATTGAACGCGGTGGGCATAAAACGCGCTATGGCGGTAAAAACGTCAGGGTGCCCCGTGGAACGTTCAATCGACGTTGGCAAGTCGAAGGCCCTAGCTCTGGCTGGGTCATCCTTGTAGATGATGAATGATTGGGGCACTGCGCATGGTTCTCGCGCCATGAACTAATTAGCAGGCCGGGTGCCCCTGGCAAGCCTGACTGACCCGCCAATGAAGGTGGGAAGCCCAACGGTACACAGAACAAAAGCAGATGGCAGCAAAAGAGTTCAGACGTGCAAACGCATTAAGCGTGACCTACCGCAAACCACGCGAAGGCCCCCCGAGCTATCTGGTGTGGGTGCCACATGCGAGTTTTATCTGCTTGACCCGACAGGACGTGCTTAAGGCAGTGAAATGGCCAAAATACACACCAACCGGCTCAGCGTTACGCGAGTGGATGGACGAAATGGAGTGCGTTCCAGCTTTAAGCCTGCAGCCGGCCCCACTGACAAAAATTGAAGGCGGGTTAGAGGATTGAACCTCTATTGGCTGTGGTCATATTTTGTCGCGTTCTATAGCACGGTGGTTGTTGGTTGTGCGCAACCTGTCAACTGGAACAACTGTTGGCCGCCGGACTGGCTAATGCACAGCGTGCATGATTACATACGGGCACGGGCTCCTTACTCCGAGGAGCGCAAAGTTCTTCAATCCCTGAAAGCCAATGAGCTGGAACTGGATGAGCGTCAGACAAACGCTAGAGGAAGAGCTAACCCTTGAGCGTCAGATTAGATCAATTCATGACGTGGAAGATGTCCACACGTTGCATGAGTTGTGCAGCGCACTCACTCGCCAGGCTTGGCATCAATCAAAGCTTTTGAGTCAGGCAGTAAAACGGATTGCTGAGATTGATTCTGATGAGTTGATGCGTTCCGTTTGATCGGTTGTTTTCGTATTTTCTCAACCGCTTCTAGCAATTCGGTGTAGTGTTTGTCTTTGGCCTTAGAAGGCGAGAAAAACTCGCCCTCCAAAACCATGCCCATACCTTCAAGCGCATAGAACGCTTCTAGTTCAGGGCTTGCCATCAGAACGGAATGTCGTTGTCGTTGCTGCCTTGGAGTGTTCCAGGCATCGGGCAGCCTTGTGGTGCAGCTGGTGGGGTCAGTGCAGCCGGGGCAATGCTGCCATACCAACCATCGTCATCGGTTGCGCCGTCCTTTGCGTTGTGGCTGACATTGATGCACTTAACTGACTTGGTTTGCTTAGCAGCAAAGTCCCAGACGTTCATGTCTTTGTGCTTGCTGGTGTCATCCGCAAGGGTCATCAAATACTGCGCATACGCTGCAACAGATTCGACGGGAATCTTGAGCACGAGCCTTTTGCCGTTGGGCTTGTATTCATGATCAGGGCCGTTTTCATAAACGCTCCATTTGCCGTTAACGGGCAGTGCTGCGATGTATTCAGACATTGTTGTGTAGATCAGGAAAGATTGAATTTGCTAGCTCGTAGGCCAGCACGTCGTGGAGCCTGTAGCGGATCACCGGTATTCTGGGACCGTACGCAAGTTGAGACACTTTGTAAAACACAGGGCCAGTTCCGTGTTTGCGATACCTGGCCAGCGTGCTCGTGTGTTTGTTCCACCGTTGCGCTAACTGCTGTTCAGTGAAAAAGGGTCCGGCGTAGTCCGGGTCATACTGATATTGGGTCATGATTTTACGTTGGAAAATTCAACGGCTCTAGCTTTTGCTTCGGCAAGTTTTTTCAACAGTTGTTCGCGTTGATCGTGATTAAATTCTTTGCTCTGGCGAATGTGGACTTCAACCTTTGGCCAGTCAGTCGCGGCATCTAGTTGAGCAATGCGATGCGTCCAGCGGAACAGCGGATCTTTGTCCATCTCTGCTTTAGTAGCAACTTGCCGCTTGTATTCAGCGGACGGTTCTGGCTTAGCTGGGGTTGACTTGTCCGCGCTGTTATCTTCAACATTGGCTTGCTCTTTGTCATAAAGGGCTAAACCAAACTGATTGCCAAAGGTCATCAGCGCACGCTTGCGGGCATCTGTTTCGGCTTCTTTAACGGCTGATTCGTGCTTGTCTCCTATGCTGCCGGCGCGTCCATGGCCAGCGCCCCAACCTTCGCGGCTAATGCCTTCAACTGTTACGCGCACCTTTGCGGTGTAGCTGACAGTACCTTCCATACAGACGCACTGCATTTGGAGTGTTTCACTGGTCCAACCGCCAAAGCCAAAAATACGGTTTGCTTCTGCAATTGCGTGCCAGCCCTCAACAAAAGAAAGCTGTCTGTTCCCAGCACCCGAGCGGCTTTTAACGTTTTTGCGGTCAAGAGGTTTGGCTAGCTCGTTTGTCTGGTCTTTTGAAAAGCTCATGATGAAAAAGCCCAAGAGGGCAACGAAAGGGTTTGCGGTTTGTTTGGCGTGTAACCCGGCCAGCTATTAGCAGCGAGGCAGAAGGCCACAGTGTCTAATGCTTTTTTGCGTAGCCATCGGCCTTCAGCCAAGGCGTCGTCGTCTAATTCGTAGATTCCAACTTGATAAGGCGGCTCACGCTCGACAACTACAAAAGTAAAAGTCTTTGCCTGCGTTAGCTCTAGATAATGCGCTGCCTGCAGATAATATTTAAATGAGGCGATTTGCTTTGTAAATGCGGCAGGGCTTGCGCCATTGAGCCCAACAGTTTTTAGGTCAACAACTCTGTCACCATCAAACCAATCAAGCTTGCCTTTGACCTTAAGACCGGTGCCTGCATCTTCCCCATACACAGAAACCTCAGGTTGACCATTAATTAGCAGTTTGCTTGCTAAGGGATGATTTAAGATTGCTAATCTGGTATTATGCGCTTCAATATATTGCATTTTCGTAATTGGCTCAAGGCCATCATCTTCTGCAGCTTTGACAGCAGCCTTTCCTGCTTTTGTGTTTCGCGGGCCGCAAACAACATAGGTTTTGTCAAACTTGTCAGGCTCTAAAACAGCCATGTGGTCAATGGTCCCGCTTTGCATAGATGCGGTTGGCTTTTTGCGGTGGCCGCCATTGTGCTTCATCTCCCACAGCAGTTGCGGACAATCAAGAACAGTCTTTAAATCACTTTGACTGTAAGCAGGATCATCAAAATAGTTTTCATCTCCATATTTAAATTGCGCCATCAAAACTGCTCCTTTTCAAAAAACTTGCTGCCAGGGCCGTAAACACTTTCTATTGCTGGCCACGTTCTAAGAATCTTTGCAACATTTTCAGGTGTAGCAAGCAAGCCAGCAGTTGCAATTTGGCGTTCAAATGAACCGCCATGGACTTGACAGGCCCTAAATGTTTGGATGATTTCGTTTTGGGTCATTTTGCGTTTAGTCTGAGTGCGGGCAAACTCTGTTTCGGCCAGGGGTGGTTGTTGCACAGGGTTTGTCCTTTTATTTATTGAGCTGTTCGCAAGCGGCTTGAACGCCTAGACGGCAGTCGCGCTCAGTCATCTGCGTGAGCGTGCCAGTCAAGGAAATCCAAAACGCACCGCCTAGTGAAGCCAACAGGCTGCAGGTAAAAAGCGGTGCTATCCAGCACGGCAAAGATTGTGATTGGTAGAGCTTGTTCATGGGGTGGTTTTATTATCTGAGGTCAGTATGGGCCTGATTGCTACCCTTGTGCGGGGGACTAGACCAGAAATCAGATTGTCACAGTTCATCGTTAATCACCCACACAAACGCCCCGCGTCCAGTGCGTGTGTCCCGCTTCAGGTCATTGCCATTAAGCCCCTGCTTTTTGACAATGAAAGGCGGCTCGCTTTTGGCAAGATCGCGAAATCGTGCGCTGCAGGTTTGGTGCGGCATACCCAACGCAACTTCTGCCTCATCGCAGGTCATCCCGTTGGGGCTGTTTCGAATGCAGCGGAGCACTTCAGAGCACAATCGATTGACTTGTGGCTTGATGCTTTCGGCAGCATCGCGGCTGGTTGCCGTGCCGTTGTGTGGTGCTGTTGCGTAGTTAAACATTGGTCCAAAGTCAGAAAGTGAACCGTTCATTTGATTAAAGCGAAAGATTGTTTTTTGCCGATATTTTGAATTGAGCTAATGTGCCGGCAAATTCAACGCCGGTTTTTACATGCCTGGCGTAATAAGTCCGGCTTACGTTTTCACCGTCAAAAGCCCAAACCAACCAGCCTTGCTCTTTAAGCTTTTTTCTTAGCTGGCCAATTGTGTAATCCACAGTCTTTGCCACGTTGAAGTTTTTGATAGTAAGCACGCCCAAGAGCAGTGAGGCCCCTGGTTTTGCCAGTTTCAAACGCCTCTTGAGCATCGGCCTTTGCTTGGTTCTGTATGCGCTCCCAGCTATCGCCGGTGATGCGGTATCTAAGGTTCATCAAAAAGGAGCCACAACGGTTTTCTTGACGTACTGCCCAGCAGCAATCGCAGATTGAACCCAGCCGTTCAATTCAGCCTCGTCAGTGGTCCAGTCGAGAACACCAAGAGAGGGGATCTCAAACTGCCAGCAAGGCGTGTGCTCTGGCTGGTTGTCTTCCCACTCGTCCTGCATGGCTTCGTAGCGGGTTGTTTCGTGGAAGTAAAGCATCGGGGTGGTTGCTTGAACTGACTGAAGTATGGCCCTGCCTGCTAGCCCTGTGCAGGGGATCAGGACACTTTTGCCATTGGCACCCTGCGCAGGGTCTAATTCACTTTCAGGTCTCGGGGTATTCGATGTTTTTTGGTGGCGTGGTGTTTTGGATGTAGACATCAATTCGCTGTTGCACTTCAATCAACAGACCACGCAGCTTGCGCATTCGTTCCAAGCGACCAGCCTTGCCCCAAGTCCTTTGCGCGGCTGCGGGTGACATGGCAAAACGGTCATAACCTGCCCAAAACTCGGCATAGTTGTGCATCACGCCGCTGTGTTCGGCCTGATCCATCAGCTTTTTGTTTAGGCCGGTCAGACCGGTCAGCAGGTCAGGCAATGGCTGCGCAAGATCGCCAACAACCTCTTTGACCTTTATCTGGCCAGAGTCAGTGTCATACCACTTGCGGCTAGGTGACTTGCGCTCACTGATTTCTCCGCGACCGCTGGTGTCTTCTTGGTCACCAACGTGTTCATCTTTTGGCGCGTCGGGCTTGTAGTCCACCAGCTTTTCTTCAGCAGCTTCTGCTTCTGCCAGTCTGGCTGCGTGCTCTTCCGCACGTTTGACAGCTTCAAGCTCACGGCGCTGAGCGATCCATTCGTTGATCAGTTCATCAACGTGTGAGGGGTACTTGATTGTCTTGCTAGCAATGCCCTGGAGCAATTCATCTTTGCGATCGGCAAAGTCATTGCAGACTGTGCGAATGCGCTTCAGCATGTCTGCTTTCAGCTCGCCAGTTGCCTCGTAATAGAAATCAGCAACCTCGCGAAGATCAGCATCAAAGCTGGCGTAAATCTCAAGCGTGGAAGCGCCAATGCCAAGTTTTTTGGCTGCCTCAAGAGGCAGGCCCACCGTAACGTCCGTTACGTTGGAACCCAAAAGAATTGCAGCGGCATTGTTGGCCTGAACCCAGCGGTTCACAGTCATGCGGTTGCCGTTTTCGGTCATGGTCTGCAGGCGGTCACCAAAATGACCAGCGCGTGCACCATCCCAAAAACGACTGCCACCACGATCAGCTCCATGTAGACCGCCATTGGCTTGATCTTGACCGTCAAGCATTAACTTCAGGCGGATCACTTCATAGCGATAGCTCGCCTCTGCAGCACTAACGGTGACGGCTGCCTCTTGCAGCTTGCCGATCTGGTCAAGCTCTTGAGTGCTGTACTGGTCAAGCACGCCAGGTGCATAAGCACCAGAAAGCGAACCAACCTCAGGTTGCGTTGAAAGTTTGGACATTGGTAAGTTGGCGGCGGATAGATGGGAGGGCCGGAAGGCCCCCCTTTTTTTGTAATCAGCTAGCGAGGTTGGTCAGATGCTCCTGTTGAACTTTCAGGTTCTCAAGCTTTTTGCGGCTGACTTCCGCGTCAGTAGGCCAAACCCCACGCTCAAGGCTGAAGTGATCGCAGATCAAGTCAGTTACCTTTTCAATGACTCTTGTGTTGAGGGCCTTTGCGCTAGTGCGCTCTGACTCTTCATCGATGATGTCGGGCGCTTGCTGACCAATACTTTGAATCAGCGTCTTGATGGTGTCGCCATCAAGTTTGAACGCTTCTACCAACGTCTTTTTGTGAGTTGGGGAAATGCGCGTGGCCTTTGTCCAGCTGCTCTTGACGCGGTCCCAGATATAGGACTGGTCACCGGTATAGCTCTCAGCAAGAGCCATGGATGAACCAGTGGCGATCACGTCAGCGAATTGGCCTTGAGTTGCATTGATGCGCGTCGCGACCAGATTGGAAAGGTCATCGATGTTGACCATTTTTTTGGTCAGCTCGTAACTCTTCAGCTCAATTGCTGGCTGCTTGCGTGACTGTTGGCCGTTAGCCAAAGTCATCATCATTGTGTACTCAGACTTGTTGCGAGCAATGGTTTTATCAACCCAGATGGGTTGCTCCATCACAAGTTCCCAGTCAACACCTGCAGCAGTTGCAAGGATTTGCCAAGCGAAGTTGCGGTGACGACCGCTTGCGTTGGCAGGACGCTCGGGTGCTGAATCATCGTCTTGTTGAAAGTAGACAATGACAGGACGTTCGCCAATCTTGCCAACAGCATCTTTGGCAATGTCGCTGTTTTTCTTATGGCGAATCATTCCATACTCACCAAAGAGCAGACGCTCAATAGCGGTGGGGTCGATGCGCTGCACACCCGGATCATTGATTCCGAGTTCTGAAAGTTGCGCCATGGTCATGACGTGCTGATCACCCTTAGAGAAGGGAGTGAATTGCACGCGATAACAGAAACGATGATTTCTGCAGGAGCTTTGGATCGTGATTCGCTGCTCTTCGGTGATTTCAGCGCGGGCACGCTCAATCAACGCATTAAGGGCAGTTTCGGCACGGAAGTCGTACCGCTTGCCATTTACGGTGGCCATGAATTTTGAACCCTTGGATAGATGGGAGGCGACTCACCCGCTGAGTCGCTCCGAAAGCATATCCCAAATCAAATAATTAGCAAACAACTCAGCGGATGAGTCGCACGTGCCTTTTAGTTGGCTCCCTCAATCTTGATCAATCCCCCTCAAAGGTCGCCAAATCAAACGCCGGTAAAACCGATAAAACCGCTGCTTTAAAAGAACGGAACTGTCCCGGGCCGGCAGGTTATGGCAACTCCTCGACCGTCACAAATGCACCGGGTCTTTCCCCTGGAACGCAATATCGCTGCGAGGCGTGAAGCTCCACCACAAGGCAGTCGTCGGCATACGCAGCGCCGCTCAGGCCATCAAGTAGCGATCTCGCGCACTT